ATTCTTCATTGTAGTCATCTACAGAGAGATCTGGAAGACATAATAACATTCTATCAATAAAACCATTATCTTTATTTTCATCAGTATAAAATTGATCCATTATTCTTGGCTGTATACCACCGGCAGCGGTAATGTGATCTTCATACTTTACCTGGGCAGCACTTTGTCTGTCTGTACCTATCTTTACCTCCACCTTTAACGATAGTCCATTTACAGTTGCGCTAATATCCCCCGTTCCTTTAGTTCCTGTGCCGGTCTGCCATTCCACAGAGCCTATTTTTTGCTTATGACCTAATACGTTCTCAACTATCTTGGTTTTGTCTACCATACGACCCATATTGTTTATGCGTTCCGCTTGCATACCTGTTAAGTTGATGAAAGTAATAATTGCCTTTGTAAGACCGTTAGCTGTCTTATCAGTGAACTTAGTTCCTACGATGTAATTTGCGGGTATAGACGGAGCATCAAGTTCTCGTTTAATCTTTTCCATTTCTGACAGGCACTGAAGTGCTGTAATTTTCTTTGCCATTAGAATAACGTTGTTTTTTGTTTATCACGAAATACATCATTCCAATAAGTAATTCCTTCTGGAGTTTCTCCCCATATAAAACCTTGCAATATAGCCGATCTAAAAGAGCTTACTTTATCTAGGCAGTTGGCATAGGGAAACTTGAAAATATTCCATTCTGCCTGACTTTTTATGGGCTCATTGGCCTCAGATATCCATTGTTGTATTGTCTTCATTAGTTATCTGATTTAAGAATGTCATATACCGTTTGCCTAGACACACCTAAGATTCTAGCTATTTCGGATTTGGATATTCGACTATTGTCGTTTATCAACTTAAAACAAAGAGCTTTTTTAGTTGGACTGCATTCTTCAAAATATTCTTTATTTAAAACAGCTATCCTTTTCGCGTATTCAATTTGGAAATCATTTTTATCTCTTACAGCCTCGATACTTGAATAGAATGAAATCTCTTTGTTTACTTCTTCATCCGAAATTTCAAACCATTCTCCTTTTAGCCTTTTTGACTTGTATTTCCTGTGAAGTTCTTTTTCTATCCGGCACGCTTTGTCCGTGATAATAAACCCGACTAACTCCGCACCAAATGGGGCATAAGTAGTGAAACTATTAAACCTATCTATCGGACTAGAATTATCTGAAAAACCGATTTTTACAGGACTCAATCCTACGTGTCTAAAGAAATAAACACAGCCTTTATTATTATTTTCCATTTGAAATTAAAAAGCCTTATAGCTGTTCGAGATTGCGGGCTCTACTAAGCTATAAGGTCTTAAAAAATGTTTTCGATACAGCCGCAATTCTGTAATACAAATATAGTTATTTCACTATAAAAAAGCTAATTTATCGTGTAAACCAATGTGTAAACCGAGTGTAAACCGAGTGTAAACCGAGTGTAAACCAAAAAACCGGTTAAAAACAATGTTTAATATATCTACAAAGCAGTTTTTTAATAAAAGTGTAAACCGGTTTACACCATTTTTTATATTTTTTATATTTCCAAAATTATTTTTTTATTTTTTTATTTTTGTGTAAACCGGTTTACATGGTTTAAAAAAAATTGTAACTACTAATATATCAATTAGTTACGCCATTTAAAAGTGTAAACCTAGGTTTACACTTGGTTTACACTTTTTTCATGTATTTGTATATCATATTCCTAGATACACCTAAAAGCTCTGCCGCCTCCGCTTTATTTAAATTAGGGTTTAATTTGTACATTTCTATGAATTTTTCTTCATTATTTTTAGAGTCATTGGCCTTAATTGATTTCTTCATTAAGTTAACCTCTAGGCTGTTTATTTTTATCTTTCTAGCCATAGCTATGAAATATTTAGACAGTCTTTCTGCACCTAATATTGACTCTTGTGAAATAGTATTAAAATCAGATAGTGATCCGCTTTTATTAAAAGCATTAAGTGTATTTATTAGTAGTGCGAACCTAGGTATATAAGATTTCTGTTTTGGGAGCATGGACTTCATATATTCGTTCTCCATATCGCTATTTTGCATTGCGGTAATGTCATTAAATATTCTTTTCCACTCAACCTTAGCATCAAGGCTAAACCGGGCGATTATAGGCTCTATTTCATTCTCTATATTGTAGCTAATAACATGCCTCTTAATACTATCGTAGAACGCTACAATATAGTCACTATACCAATTTATGGTTACATAATCTAAAGATTCTTCATTGTAGTCATCTACAGAGAGATCTGGAAGACATAATAACATTCTATCAATAAAACCATTATCTTTATTTTCATCAGTATAAAATTGATCCATTATTCTTGGCTGTATACCACCAAGCACCGGTATCAAAGGAGATTCAACAAATGAAGACTTTGCGGTTTTTCTATTTAAGAATACAGATTTACCAGACCATGATGATAACCAAAACTCTAAATCAGACCCTGTGCGGTATTTATTCATGTCTTTGAACCATCCGGCCAACTCATCTTTAAAAACCCCTACAGCGTTCTTATTTTCTTCGTGAAGGTCAACTAAAGCTTCTAGTGTTATGTCCATAGCTATGAATTGAGTTTTCACAGGTTTTTTTATCTCCTCAGTATCTTGTCTCTCTTTTTTATCAAGTGACATATATGCATCATATTTCTCCCGGCTTTTAATATAGTTTTTAACTTCCCTATTGTTGACTTTCATTATAGGGTTGACGATGTTGTGAATAGATGGAGTTTTACCAATACCGGCTTTACCTAAAACACTTATCCAAGTTGCTCCAGGCTCTTCCCATCCAGGTTTAACTTCTATCCTAACTGAATTACCAACTATTACCGATATCAACCACAACATGCTTGCACCCATGTAGTCTATTGAACTGTCTAGTGTTTCATGGCATTTAATCATGTAGTTTTGAATTTCAACAGGAAAAATATCAATAGGAAATATTAATTCTTCATTTTTAATCTGAATAGGAAGTTCAATCGGCTCTATCTTTTTAACAATTCTTGAACCAAAACCTTTTTGATACAACTCTTTAGCTGACTTTGAAAAATCACCATTATGATACTTAATCGTATATGCGGTAAAAGGACTAATAAGTTTTTCATGTGGAAAAATTGTACCGGTACTAAAAAGGTACATGCATCCGGTATCTTTGAATATATAGCCGCTATGTGCAGATGTAGCACCCTCCCGTTTAATTACATATTTATTTGATAACCTCTTAATAACTTTAAAATCATTTCCAATAACATCTAACATTGCTGTTTTTTCATTGTAATCGTCCCATACACTAACATCAACGCCATGAGATTCCTTTTTAATCTTTTCTGGAATTAATTCGTCTTTTTCTTCAACATGATTGAAATACCTGCTGCATTCGAATAAACACGCACGTTCTGCAACGGATATCTCTTGCACCTCATAGTATGATTTTTTTGATATTTGATTGTCATAAATAAATACATAACCACCAATCCCCCTAGTTTCAATTACGGCTTCTTTTTGCCCTTTTAACACCGCAATTTTAACGTTACCACCAACCACGCTACATCTATATATAATGTGATAACCGTTGTTAACAGTCTTATATATAACAAATTTATCGTCAAAATCATCGATATTATCTTTAAGAAATCCTATATATTCATTCCAAAAATCTTGCTGTTCTTTAAGTGATTTAAATACTTTAAGATCAACGTCTACTACCTCTATGTTCTCATAACCTGTAATAATACCTATTCCATTAGTAGGAATTATTTCAGTTCCGTCTTTCTTAAATATTCCTCCAGAATAATTATAATGCTTTTCAAAATCTTCTTTGGAGTATGCTTTTGTCTGTTTGTCTTTCCATGCAAAGTTTGGAACTTTGTTTTCTCCAACACAAACTAATGAGAAACCGCTATCTAATAGCTTTTTACACTTGCCTAGTTCGGTCTTCATTATTTTAAAAATTCGATAGCAGCCTGAGCGACTTTTTTAGAAAAAACTCCTGAATTTATAGCCCATTGCAGATACTGAACTTCTTCTTTAGAAGTCATCGATTCTAATTCTCTTCCGGCATATTTACCGAAATGAATAGTAATAGGTTTATTTGTAGACAAGTTTTTAATGAAGTTACCACAAACACACGTTGCTTTGTAATGAATGTTTTTAGTCACAATATACTGATCTTTCTTGCCACACCTACACGTTAAGACAGCCTGGTCTATAGCTTTTGCAATTGCTAAAGTTTCATTTTGAAAATATTCAGTTTCAAACTCACCATAAAAAATAGGGCTGTATTTACTATTTTTAGCCGTTAAAAATCCGCCAGATGATTCTTCACCTTCAACATAAATAGAGTAGTCTCTAAATGTAAGGTTGCCATCTAATAAAATTATTGTGTACTTATCTGAATGCATAATAGCTAAATCTTTGACTTCTTGAGAAGCAGGAAAAGAGCAACATTTCAGATATATTTTTTGATCTTTTAGTAAAAAAGAAGATTTTTCTTGATTGAATACAGGGCTGTATCCTAGGTTTTTTAAGTACGCGTAGTACTGTGATTCCTGCTTATTCATATTTTATTGTTAAAATGTAAGCTTAAAAAATTCCTGCGCCATATTGACGCAGGTTAAATTGTGTTAATTAAAACGGAAGATCATCCTCTTCACCTGCAGGTGTTGCTATAGTCGGAATATTAGCTTGAGCAGGGACACTACCAACAGCGTTTATTTTCCAAATAACCAATGAGTTAAAATAAGAAGTCTTACCGGCTTTATCAGTCCATGGCTTGCCTTTGAGATTAAAGTCAATATCAACTTCTTGTCCTACAGAAAATTTATCAAGCAATGAAGTTTTATCATTAAAAGCTTCAACTTTGATAAACTCTGGATAGCTAGGGTTTTCAGCGTATTCAACGATTAGATCTCTTTTAGAGAATTTTTCACTCATTACTTGCGTTTCTCCGATTGCAAATACTTTACCTTGTAATTTCATAATAAAAAATGTTGTTAAATAAAAAAACCTTTAATCAGAACCCGACCGCCATCGAGCCCTAATTAAAGGCTGTTAATTTCTTTATAGACATGGCGGTGTCTCTTATACACCACAAATATAGCACTCAATATTTACAATTACAATTAAATTATGCCAAATTTTGCCTTTAGCTGAACAATATCATACCCAGGTTTAGCCCATACTTCGGTCTTAGCATTGAGCCTAACCTTGACCTTACCCTCTTCATTCGATTTGATGACGATCACATCCGGCTGTTTGGCGTGGTCTAATTTGACCGGCTTAATCACTTTTTCGCTGATCCTGCGTTCTGGTCTTGCTTTTAGTATTTTTTCCATTTTGTTGGTTTGTTTAATGATTATTGGTTTTGGTGCTTTTACTTTTACAGGCTTCACTACCTTCACCTTTGCCACCTTAACTTTAGGCGCTTTAACCGTTTTTGGCTTAGGTATGCGTACTGGCTTAGGTTTGATCTCCTTAGTTCGTTTCTTGACCGGATTTAAAGCCCTCAGTTTAGCCCGACGCGCTCGCTGATACATTTTACGTTCAACCTTTTGCGCTTCAGTGAGGGGCTTATATGAAGGCGGTATACCTAATAAGCGTTCAGCATCCCGTTTAGCTTTTGCAGCAGCATTTGACTTCACTGATTGTGCATAGGCACGTTCTTTCAATTCTTCATCTGTTAGCTTTGGTGGCAGTGGGTGTAACGCCCTATATTCAGCACGTTTTCGTCTTGCTTCTGCATTTGCCCTAGCTTTTTGTTCAGGTGTTTTTAGTGTTCCTTTGCGTGGCATATAATTAACAAAATCATGTTTGATAATAAGGCAATACCTGTTTTATGTAAAAATATGGTAAACGATAATGTATGGTCTTACATGCAATATACTGGCCTTAAAGACAAAAATGGTGTTGAGATATACGAGGGTGATATTGTAAGATGGGGATTAAACTTTTCGGGTACAGGTTATGATCATGAAAATTGGCATAGATATGCCGTTGTTCAAATAAATCCTGATATACAATTTAAGATATTATACTACATTGTGGAAGACACAAACGAAAAGAAACCTACTGACAAATACATTTTTCAATATGGTAATTTTGCATATAAGGATACCGATAGGTATGTAGAGGTAATAGGTAACATTCACGAAAACCCACAGCTACTATGACAGAATATGAATCTTGGGTTCAAATGCTCAATGCCGATGAAATGATACAATTACGTGAAGAAGCATTGAAAATATCCCTCGGTGATGATGCTTACTACGATATGAGAGGCAAGCAAGGGTATAATTTTGGACAATTAGAAATGAAACTATAATGCCACGCAAAGGAACACTAAAAACACCCGAACAAAAGGCTAGAGCAAATGCAGAAGCAAGACGTAAACGCGCTGAATATAGAGCATTACATCCATTGCCACCAAAGTTAACTCCTGAAGAATTGAAAGAACGTGCCTATGCCCAATCAGTCAAGTCAAATGCTGCAGCAAAGGCAAAACGGGATGCCGAACGGCTATTAGGCATACCGCCCTCATATAAGCCTCTCACTGAAGCGCAAAAGGTTGAACGTAAAATGTATCAGCGCGAACGAAGGGCTAAACTGAGGGCTTTAAATCCGGTTAAGAAACGAACTAAGGAGATTAAACCTAAGCCAGTGCGCATACCTAAGCCTAAGCCAGTTAAAGTGCCTAAAGTTAAGGTGGCAAAGGTTAAGGTATTGAAGCCTGTAAAAATTAAAGCGCCAAAACCAATAATCATTAAACAACCAAAGAAAATGGAAAAAATACTCAAAGCAAGACCTGAACGCAGGATCAGCGAAAAAGTCATTAAGCCGGTTAAATTAGATCCTACCAAACAGCC